TTTATATCTATTATCTACTGCCTTTAATGCTAGGGTAGCATAATCTAGGAATTTACTAAATCCTATATCTAAACTATTACTATTTTGTTTAGCCATTAGTAGTTACCACCTCCCGGAGCCATATCTGCTCCAACTGTTCTTCTAGGTCCACTTCTAGGTCCTGCTATCTGTCTACCTACCTGATTCATTTCTTCTAAACTACCCGGCATTACTGGTCTAGGTACTTGTCCACCACCTGCAGCAGCTTGATTACCCGGACTAAAGTTACCCGGATTAGTTAATTGAGTAGAACCTTGTGTATTTAATATATTAGCAGCTATAGATGTAGCATTATCTGTAGTAGTACCTGTTGCTGCTTGTATAGCTTGAGATAGTTGAGGTAGTTTCTCTGCAGCTATCTGAGCAAACAATCCTTTAACTTCAGGCATTTCAAAGAAATCTTCAGCTATCCTGTTACCTATAACTTCTAATGGGTTAGATACACCAGCACTTCGTAATGCTGTTGCCCAATCTACGAAACCAGTTCTCCAAGTATCTCTCCAAAGACCTAGTTTTCTTTCTTGTTCTTCTGGGCTAGTGCTATTTAACCTAACTATGCTTACATGATGTCCACGAATGTCGTTAGGTTTTAGTTTAGCATCTAAGTTACCTGATTCTGTTTTACCAAATACGGTAACTTCATCCATAATTACATCTTCAACTATCCTTAATAATATTTCGTTAGCTTCCTGCATACCTCTTTCGGTTGCATTTGCTACAGCACTAAAGTTTAAACTAGCTATACCTGCAAGAACAGCAGTATGATAACCAGATGCTGCTCCTACTGGTCTTTCTCCTCTAGTTACGCTAGGAACTGTATTAGCTTCTATCGCACCTTTTATAGTTTGCATAGCTATTAATATACTTTGTGGTGCCTCTGCTACTGGGTCTGGAACTACTTCAACATTAGGTGGTACATAGTTTCTAGCACCCGGCTCTTGAGAATACTCTGACATAACTTCTTCTGTAAGACCTCTAGGTCCTCTAAATGAAATATTAGCCCAAGCATTTCTACCGACTATATCTAAGTACTGCGATGCTAATCTTGATTCTGCTCTAAGCATACCAAAGTTACCATGACCTATACCTCTATATAAATGTTCTGGTTTTCTACCTATAGTTTTTACACCCATTTGTGGGTAGTACTGTACAAAAGGTATTCTTCCGTAATTGTGTTGTCTAGGTGCCATAGCCCATCTATCATCAGCTACATAACCTACATGAGTAGATGTCCATACTTCTAAAAACTCTACAGTTCCACTTACTTTACCTTCGTACTCTGGAAAGTGTGCTTTTACCCATGAAGCATCCATCTCACAAAACTTTATAATCCATCTAGGATTTGTAGATGCTATATCCCACACACACTCTTGAGGATTCACAACCTCAGCAATTATTGGGAAATTAAATTTTCTGTCAGTAATGATTTGCTGTATTTTCTCCTTGTATGAAGCATCTGACTCACCTTCTTCTTGGTCTGGGAAATCACTCCACATGTGTCCAGCAAATTCGTATTTTGCCCATGCAACACCATACAATCCTTGATGTTTTACTATCTCTCTTTGTACAGGAGTATTTTGTTGAATCATGTGATGAGCACCTTGTAGGAACTTTTCTATAAGCTCTGCTCTAGCAGCAGCTCTAGGACCCGGTGGTGGTACATCTATGTCTATATACTTAGGACTAGCATGAGCTACAAGTGTTTCTATAATAGAATGGAAAGTACCTAGTTTTACTTGGTTACCACCTTCTGGTACTGAAAAATCAAAATCACCTAAATAAAAATCATCTGCTTCTTCGCAGTTTCTATAAAAATTACGGAAGGAAGCCATAGTTCCTTCTTGTGACATTTGTGCTCTAATCCATTGTAAAGTAAGTTCTGGTTCATCTTCTGGAGATGCAGATAAAAAATTTGCAGTCTGTTCTGCAGCACTTTCCATTTCAGCATAACTCATTGCCATTGGACATTCTCCTCAAGTGTTAACGGAACTCCATTTAGCACCAAATCAGGGTGAGTATTTTGAAGCTCCTCTATTTGTTTTCTTCTTCTTTCTCTTTTTATTCTTTGAATAATCCTAGAAGTATTTGACACACCACCTAAAGGTTCTAAAGTCCTTATACTAGGTACCACTTGCTGTTGGTTTTCATCTAGCATAGCTGGGTCACAAGCCATTAATGCTAAACATTCAGCATCTACCCAGTCATCATGTGGACTATCAGGGTGTGAAAACTGATAACCCATACCGGACTGTTTCACCTCTATCGCCTCCATCTGATTCTTTAGTTTATCCCAAGATGTAGGAAAATGCACAGTACCATTTTGTAAGGCTATAGCATAGTTAAGAAATAATTGGTATTTAGACTGTGGTGTAAACTTAAATGCTACTACCGGTACATTCATAGCTAATAGCTCGTCATAGATTACATCACCACCCATACCTGAACTATCTATTCTAACTTCTTGCACACCCCAATCTTCGCATTCCTTAGCTATACTTTCTCTCTGTAGTACCCAGTCTGTCTTAAGCATTTCCATAGCATATACAGACTCTCTAGTTACTCTATCTTTAATAATTAATACTGTAGGGTCTACTTGTTTACCTAAGTCTAATCCAGCTACATACTGTCTATCTGCAGAGGGTCTTAACTGTTCTCTACCAGTACTAGCTTCATGTATTTTAGAAAAGAACCCACCAGCACCTTCAGGTTGTTTAGCCATATAGTGTCTTTCCCATATAGCTTCTGTAGTTAGTTCTTTTTCTTTTTGTATATCTTCTAATTGTTCTTTACTAAGATAGTGGTTATCAAATGTAGTTGCTCTTATAGATACTGCATTATTGTCTGGTTTGTTTTCTGCAGCACGAAATCTCCTAGAGAACCAGTGAGACCTAGATATAGGTGGTATACCTTCTATACAAGCCCTACCCATTCTACCCGGAGAGTTAAGAGTAGGTCTTACCTTATGCCATGCAGCTTCTTTAATATCCTGACCCTCAGCTATGTGTAAAAAGTCTAATCCTACAGTCTGTAATGACTCAGGGTTATCTGCTGACTTTAACTCCCACAATACAGTTCTTCTGTGTGTACCCGGAAGCCAATTACCTAATTCATCTCTCATTTCTAGTTCTACATACATCTCATCTTCTTTCCAACCAGAACCTCTACCACCTGCTTGACCGGCTACTCTTTTCTTAATTAAATGTTCAGGGATAAAAGCTTTCATTTCATTCCATACCTGTCTCATCTGTGCCCGTGTAGGAGCCACTGTCCATACATGTATAGGGGGTACTAGGGTATTAGTCATATCAACACCATTAACTATAAACTTTTTCTTAGATGTTTCATCTATAAGACTTAAAGCTTCCTGAATAACTGCTCTACCTTTACCAGCCCTACGACCAGCCCATATATATTTAACCCTAGACTTAACGCCATGTAGTTTTTTCTGCCATTCTGTAGGCATGTAAGTATATTTATTCAACAGGAGCTAGTTCCTCTGGGTCTATAGTTTGCTTAAAGTGTTGTAAGCCACTACCGTTAGAGCTACTCTTAGCCTGTGCTGCTTTATACTCTATCTTTTCTCTATACTTAGTAGTGTTGTGGTCAACGAACTGTTTATATTTTTCGGAATCATGCTTAATGTTAAGATACCAACCGGCATCTTCTACAATCTTCTGGTCTAAATTAGACTTATTACTTCTTTCTAATTTGATTAACGCAATAACACTAGACTCGTTGGCTAACTGTTCTACAAGATGACTATGTTTTAATATAACCCCCTTGCTTTCTTGTACAGGATATTCACCAGTAGAGGCGTAAGCCTCCAAAAATTTTTCAAAATCGGGGTTTTTCTTAATCAACTTCTCTAAAGAGTCAGATGTCATCTCCAAAGCCTCAGCAATCGCATCTATATCGCCATGCGTAGGTAACAAGACAGCCACTTGTCGTAATACTCTGTGCCACTTCTCCCATGTAGGGATAGCATCTAAGACCCTTCTCCTCAACCCATCCGGTGTAAGCATACTCAAACGCTTCGCAGCCGTAGGTTTTTTATTAGTATCTTTGTAAACCATAAAAATAGGATAGCATATCTCAACGCTGAGAGTAAGACCATATATTTACTAGGTACCCGGCATGGTGTTACGGCGACTAACTTAGAGCTAGAAATACAATAATTTAATAAAAATAGAGTAAATAGCTGTGAAATTATGAACAGGTAAATAAAATAATTATGATAGTTATTTAATAGATAGATAGCATTAATCTAAGAAATATATATAACTAAATTATAGATAATTAGATAATTTTAATTAAAAAAAAATAGGTAATATATGACAATATACCACTTAATTAATATATATATCTTTATATCGTCTTTAATGTGTAAATGATGGTTTACCACTACTAAACATTAAAAGTAGCGTTAAATC